GATTAAAACTTGAATCTAACAGAGCTATATCAGATTTACCTCTGAAAGGTATAGATGAAACGGTTAATATAATATTTAGACCAAATGCAAATGCCAACATACAGATCTTAAAAGATACCGTAAGTGATGAAGTATTTACCAGCATACAGCAAGCAAGTATGCAAAAACTTCTATCTAAATCTATAGATCTAAATGGCAAAGGAAGAATTACAGATTTATTTAAAGCTGGCAATTTAAAAACAGCTTTAGATTCTTATGGTGATGCAACTTTAGAGGCTATGTTTGGCAAAGAACTTACTCAAGGATTAAGAAACTTCCAAAGGCAAATTGACGTTTTAACAAAACAAGAGGCAGGACGAGGCGGAGCCGCTGGTGGATTGGTTGCTGCTGGTATTGGTGCAAGTTTAGCTTTAAATCCTATTGCAGTACTGCCTACTGTTTTATCTTTAGCGGTTGCTAGAAAACTGTTTGCATCACCAGGTTTTGTTTCGGCAGTAGCAAAAACAGACAAAGGATCTATTTTAACTGTATTAGACATGACTGAGCAGGCGTTAAGACAAACTTTAGTAAGACAACTAGGAATGGGAGCTGAACAAGCAGGAGAAGCTGCAAGCGGTATTATGGATGGAGCGTATGATCAAGCAGGCATAGAAGAGTTATTAGGCCCTGTTAAAAATTTATTAAAAGAAGCGGTATCTGGTGTTGAAGATTTAGAGCAAGAGACACGACAATCTTTAAGAACTACTCAGGCTACTCCACCTCCACCAGCAAACATACCTTTACCGGATGTTACAACAATTGAAATGCCAAATGCAGATCCTTTGTCTTCAGATAGATTGGCTTTAGATGAACAATTGTTTGGCAGGCCTTCTAGACTGGGTTAAAAACCTATTTCGTTACGGTCCATTCCTAAAGGCTTATCTGATAAGCATACCCAATCTTCTAGCGGTATATGTATGTAAGGCTCGTTATCCTCATCGTAGGTAGGATTGTCACTTACGTTCATCCTTACATCATAAACAAAGTCTTTCTTCCATTCGTGCATGTAGATTCCGTCTGTCATAGCATAAACAATAATAAATGGAACTCCGGTAGCTAATGCAAACGAGGATCCCTTTCTAAATTTATTTGTAGAAATTATTAAAGTGTCGTACTTGGCATAAGCAAAAGTTCGGCATTTTACTTCACACCAATAACTTTTTTCTTTTGATTCTATCCAATAATCTAACGAGTAACTTACTGGCAGTTTGTGACAGCTAACCCCCCAAATGCCTTCTAAAAATCCTGCTACCCGCTCTTCTCTCTTTTGATCTTCTCTGGTTTCTAATGATGGTGTTTTCATATCACTCCTCAAAGAAGTTAGGATCTACGGCAATAAACCTTTTGGTTGGTCTGCCCTTGCCCCCAACTTTAATTTCAATTTCCTGAATTTCTCCAGCGTTTTTTAACCGTTCAATAATTTCTTTTACTTCGTATGACTTCATGCTTCTAAACAACTCATGCCTATCCACTTCTCTTTTAGATATGCCTTCGCCATTTCTAGATCTGATAAAAGACAACACTTGTTTAATTTTAGATTCTGTTGCAGAACTTGCAACTTTGTCTCTGCAAGATTCAATAAACATAAGGTCATAGTATCTAATGTAGTCTATAGCCCATTTAGTAATGTCTGCGGTTATCTTAGTTGCATCAGCACTTGAGGCTAAGGTACAAAGTAAAGACAGCCTCATAGCCTTTTCTCTAGATCTACTGAGCAAAGGTTCTAGGTTGTCTTTTTCTAATATGTCTTGTCGTTTAATAATCTCTCTAGCAAAGTCTTGCAGTAATTCTTCTGACTGTTTATCAAACTCCAAGATAGTTTGGTTTACATCTAACTCTGCATTATCTCTGCCTGCATCAGACAAATTGCCTTTAAGTCTACGTACGTAATTAACCCAATTAACTATACTTGTAGGCGGCTCTTTGTATCTTTTTAGATCTCCAACTCTCCTGGGCTCATTAGATTCAACTACGACAAACCGATTAAGGAAGCCGTCTGCTATCCTTCCGCTGTTTAAAGCACCATAAAAATTCTTAGGAACAGATAATCCAACTAATGTTATGGCTGGCTTGTAGGTAACTCTGTTCATCATCCTTTCTTTAAATTCTTCCTGTACGGACATAAGAGAGTAATTGTCTGGTCGTAGAGTCCCATGACACCTTCCCCAAGCCTCCATAAGCGTCTGTATACCGTCCTCTTTGTTTGTATTACCGGCATTGCTTATAGCTTCAAGCCTTTTGCCAAACTCATCCATAATGGTTATTTGTGTTGGTCTAATTTTAAGAACAGAATGAACAGCACCGCTTGATGTATATCCATCACCAACTACTAATTTTTCTTGATCAGAAGCATTCAATACAGATTCAATAAATGTTTTAATATTTTCTTTACCCTGTCCTGATTTAGCAACACCCATAAAATACATGCTAGAAAAGTTATTCATGTTGGTTCTATAAAGTCTCCCACAGGTAACACTTGCTAACGCTAATGCACCTACAAGAGATAGTTCTGGTTGTGGCACTTGTGCTATATCTTCACAAAAATCAAACATGTTCTGAAGTAAACCAGGTGGTGAGAACAGATCTTTAGGTCTTGTAATACTTTCGGTTGATTGTATAAATAATGGAGCTATTTTATTCTTACGATCGTGTGTCTTTCTCACATTATCTACAACTGAATCTATTTCTTGTTGAGGTAATGGTGGGTTGTTGTTTTTGTTCCAGTTTTGTAAAAATACCCTGACAAATTCTATATTTACGTTTTTAGATATAAGGTATCCAGTAATTCTTGCGGCTCCATCATTTCTAGATCCTTCTAAGACTCCATCCAAAGAAAAAGGAGCTGTCTGCTTGCTGCTTTCAACTTTAGGAACGCCTGTTATCTGTAAGTATTCTTTTTCAGTAAAGTCTGGTAAATCAGCACAGTCATGTATCTTCCAATCTGTAAACATAACAGGCTTGTAAACTTGGCCATTAGCATGACGGTTGTATGGTGCAATAATAAGACCGCCTACCCCTCTAATGTCTATCAATCTTTCTATAGGAGTTGTGTTGGTCCTCCTGGTCGCAAAGGTAGTATAGTTTTCTGGGTTGTTGTAGTAATAATGCATACCCTTGCCAGTTATTACTTTGTACGGACAAGCGGGTAAGTTCTTTTCTACCCAATCCATAGCTTCGGGTGAATCTGCGTCAACAACAACAAACTTACCGCAGATCAAAGCTACTTGCAGGTTGTCCCTATCTTTAAACCAAGACTCTACAAGCTCTCTGGGAGGTCTTGTTTCCTTGTATTGCTCCCAGCCTTTTAAAAATGGTGGTGGTTTTTTATTAGATCTTTGTAAAGGTACTACATTATATCCATCATCAAAATAAGCCATAGCAATATCCAAGGACGAGTCATCCTCGGTAATATTGAGTTGGAACATACTATTCCTGAGGTTCTAAAATATCAGATATACGACCGTAAATAGATTCAAAGTCTAATCTTCCCTCTGTTGCTTTTATTATTTGTTTAGCTTGTGCTATAGACGGTTGCCTATATCCATATCTCCAAGATTTGCAGGTAGCTTCAGAGCATCCAAAATCTTCTGCTGCTTTCTTATGTCCTAAAAATTTTATATAACCAGATAATGAATATGGTTCTATTTTTCTTTCTTTGTGATTTGGTTCTACGCCCATAGTACTTAACTCCTTTAGTTTTTTTGTTGCAATAGCCTTAGATCTGAAATAGTAATTTGCTATCCAAGTTGTGTCGTTTTCTTTTTTCATATACATCTCCTAAATATTATGATTTACATACTGTAATTTATTAGGTTATAATAATCAAGTTCATTTTTAATAACCATAGGAGGTAGAGATATATGAGCTTAAAAGATAAGATAAAAACACCAGATAAAATGGTGAACCAACAAGGAGCCAAGCTATTAATTTATGGCCAAGCTGGGTCTGGAAAAACATACGCAACACAAAGTATGCCAGGCAAAGTTTTAGTCATAAGTGCTGAAGCTGGGTTACTTTCTATTAAAGATGCGTCTAACGTGTCTGCTATTGAAGTTAAGGGGTATGATGATCTAAGAGAGGTGTATGCAGCTCTTAAATCTGGCGAATTAGCCTATGATAGCGTGTGTTTAGACTCTGTATCAGAGATCAGCGAGATCCTTTTGGTACATGAGAAAAACAGAAACAAAGACGGGAGAATGGCTTACCAGAATGTAAGTGAGGCAGTCACCAGTCTAATGAGATCAGTTAGGGATCTGGATATGCATGTGTTATTTCTTTGCAAAGAAGGTAAAGAAAATAATGATGGCGTATTTTTCTTTGGTCCTAAAA